CAGACTTTGACATTAAGATCCGCCCTAGTGGTGGTGACGCTACAAAAGAATTAGCAAAAACCTACGATGGGTTGATTCGTAACATTGAGACAATGAGTAATGCGTCAAGAGTTTATGCAAGTGCTGGTCGAGATATGGTAGCTACTGGTCTTGGTGGGTGGGAGGTCAAAATGATCTGGAATGATAGCGATTCATTCGATCAAGACATGGCTATCGAGTGGATACCCGACTATGTAAACCGCGTATGGTTCGATGCAGGATCAATTAAACAGGATGCGAGCGATGCTAGACACGTATTTAGTCTAGATAATCTAACGCCTGATGAGTACGAAACGCAATTTCCAGAAGGCTCCAAGCAATCGATAGGCAGTGATAGAGCTTATGATACTTTTGAGAATAAGCCCGATTTTATTACTGTTGGTCGCATTATCTACCAGCAGCCTATTACTAAAACGCTAGTGCAAATGACTGATGGCTCAGTGTATGAGCGTGATGATAAATTTGAAACTATTGTTGATGATCTAGCAGAGCAGGGTATTACAGTAAAGCGAGAGCGCGACAAGAAAACTTTTAAGATTGTCAGCCGTTTGTTTGATGGTGGCGACTTCTTAACTGACCCGCAAGATACGGTATTCAAAGATTTACCTATCATCCCCACTTATGGTAATTTTAACGTAGCTGACGGCAAGGTGATTTATAAGGGCGCTATTCGTGACTTAATGGACGCGCAACGAGCATATAATACGTTTAGATCTGCAGAGGTTGAGAATGTGGCATTATCACCGCCTGACGCTTTATTTATGAGCAGAAAGCAAGCACAAGTCCCCGCCGACCTTGCGGCAATAGAAAACATGTCTGTTAGCGCACAAAGAGCTTATTTCTACACGCCTGATCCAGAGTCACCCCCTCCATTTAGAACGGGCGGCGCAGTTATTCAAGGTGGCGTACAACAAGCAATACAAAACAGCCTCGATGATATATCAACTACAGCTTCAAGGTCGCCGCTTGCTAATGGCGAAGGCGGCAATGGTATGTCTGGTGTTGCCATTCAATCACTACAGAATAAAATGGATACAGGCACGATTCATTACTTTAGACCGCAAGAGATTGCTATCTGTAGAACGGCTGTAATTATCGTCAACTCTCTACCTGTTGCTTATGACTCAACCGCACAAAAGCGCATTCTTAATGAAGATGGCTCGTTTGAGCTATTAGAGATTAATAAAAGTGTTGTTGATCTTGATACAGGGAAAACAGTTAAGATCAATGATTTGAGCCAAGGTAAATACGACGTTACTTGCAGCGTTGGCAAGGCGTTTAAGAATCGTCAACAGGAATCAGTAGAAGCATTTGCGCAGTTAAGCCAGTTTATACCTAATTTTGGCGAGCTTACAGCAGATCTACAGCTTAAAAACATCGAGGCTCCTGCGGCTGATCTAGCGGCTGAACGGTTAAGAATTAGATTGATACAGAGTGGCGCTATCCCTGACTCGCAGCTTACTGATGAAGAACGCGAGGAAATGCAACAGGCTCAGCAGGCGGCAGCACAACAGCCACCAGAGCAAACGCCAGAGGACAAGATAGCAGAGGCGGAGATAGGCCGCGTACAGGCTGAGACGGCAGACGTTCAGGTTAAGGCGCAGCTTAGACAGGAAGAGCTACGCATTAAGGAGCAGGATAGCTTGCTTAAGGCTCAAAACTCAGCAGATAAGCTACAGTTAGACGAATTAACTCTAATGTTAAAACAGCAAGCACAACAGTCTAGCGAACAACAAGCGATGAATAAAGCCATGATGGACGGCCAAGCATCTATTATTGATAACCTTAACACTCAAGCGCAAACATTGAAGATACTAGGAGAATCAATGGGAGCTGATGCAATCATAAGTCAAGCAGGTGTAGAAGCTTATGGACAGCAAGCAGAAGCTATAACCGAACAACAAGACGATATGGAAGAAAGGCAAATATAGCGTTTGTGGTATAAAGTGACAATAAGCCTCTTGATCGGGGCTTTTATTGGTATATACTGTTAAACACATTAACAGAGGGCATCTAATGGCAAATGATCTGATAAAATCTAGCGAAGCAAGGGAAAGGATAATAAAAGCAGCGAGGGAGGGTATAGAAAAAGAGTGCCCAGAAATAGACGAAGCTATAAAAACAAAAGCTATTGAGTGTGTTTTAGAAGAGTTTGGATTAGCAGTTTCATTAACAGAGGGTTAGATTATGTTTGTCTTGTATGCGGTGATTTTCTTTTTCTTTTTAAAGCTTCTTATGTCTGCTGCAATGGACGACTTAGATTTAATGGCTGAAATTACAGGTGAATTGATACTCTGCGTGGGGTGCGCCCTTCCTCTTTACGGCATGTTATATGAAGCTAATAAGATAATGGGAGGCTAACATGACTAACGAAATGAAGTTACTAACAGCGCTATGTGATGCGCTAGGGTTTGATGTTGAGAAGTCGATAATTAATTTAAAAGAATTAGACGATTATCAGGTGTCATTAAATGAAAGGCTAATGGCACCCATAAGCACTGTCTATTACATGGATTTAAAGCACGTAAAGCCTATATACGAATACAAGCTAACCATGCGAGAGCCAAAACGTGGAAAGGATATTTTTATAGGAAAGTATATTTGGCGAGAAGAAGAAACCAAAGAAGGATAAGAAGAAATGAAAATATTTACAGCGCGAGACTTTAACGAGAAGCGTCAAGAGATACGCGAAGCTATCAAAGAGGGCGGCTGTATCATCGAGTATAAGCTGGCAAGCAGAGAGCCTGATTTTAAAGCGGTTATATTGCCTATTGAGGTTTATGATGAAATGCTGTTAATAACAAATCTTTTCCCTATGGCATACGCGGAAAAGATGGGGAGCGACCTAGAAAGCTTTAAGGTTAGGACGGATGAATTGAAGGGGAAAGAGTGATGGATATACTTATTGTCGCCTTCGTCTTAGCTGGTTTTTTAATGAAACTCTACATTGAAGGCCTGCTATAGCAAGTTTTAGTATCACCGTTAAGCCGCTTAATTGCGGTTTTTTTACGTCTGCATTATAGTTTTTGACTATCTGTTAAACGGTTGTGATAAATAATATCTATGTGATAATAGGTTTATGGTACGTGACCATTATCACGGCATTAAGAGATTACACACTATGAGTGAGCTACAAAGCGAAGACAGCGGCATTACCTTTGACGAACCTGAAGCACAAGAAGCGCAGACGGTAGAAGCAGAGCAACCCGAAGTTAACGAACCAGCGGAATTAGCCCCCGATAGCCCTGTACAGGGTGAAGAAAATACAACGGATAGCGTAGAGCAGGAAAATACCCCCGAATGGTTTCAGAAGAAGATCAACAAGCAAACCTTTGCACAGCGACAAGCAGAGCGTGAGCGAGATGAACTTAAGACGAGACTTGAAGAGTTAGAGCAGAAAGCTCAACCTGTTTTATCTAATATCGATATTCCCCCAGTGCCCGACTCGTGGGATGATAATTACGAGGCCAAGATACGGGAAAGAGACACAGCTATCCAGCAGAAAGCTAGGTTTGAAGCTTCAGAAGCACAGAAGCTAGAACGCCAAGCCGAAGCACAACGCAAATCAGAACGGCAAGAGTTAGAACGTTCGCAAGCATTACAAGACACGTTTCTTGAGAATAGCAAAAAGTTAGGCGTAAAGCACGATGCCCTGATGCAAGCACAGAATGCAGTAGTTAGCTATGGTGTAACGCCAGAGTTAGCGCAAGTGCTTTTAAAAGACAGTATGGGCCCCCTAATGGTGCAGCATCTTGAAGCCAATCCTTTGGACTTGCATGATATTGTAAACGCTACTCCTATGGAAGCAGGTTTGTTGCTTGCGGAAGTGAAAACAAAAGCCGCTCTACTTAAACCAAAATCAAGTAGCGCCCCAAGCCCCGCCGCAACTTTAAGCGGCAGAGCAGCCCCACAGAGAGAATCTTGGGACAAAGGCAATACTTACGAATAGGAGATAGTCACTCATGGCTAACAATCTTAGTAGCAATACCACAACACCACTAGCTAGAGGGTTTTTGAAAGCAGTAGAAAGTACTCGTGTACTAACTAAAGCTGTTAATACTCAATTGTTAAGTGGTAAATTTAATCCTTCTTCTGGTTCGACTGTTGATTTTAAACGTTCGCACCAGTATAACGCTATTGAAACAACTGGCGGCGACATTTCTGGATCAACCAAATCTGATATTATTTCAGGTAAGGCTACAGGTACAGTTCAGAACATGATTACTGTTGCCACAGAATGGTCTATTCTTGAGGAAGCTATCGAGCTTGATCAAATGGATCAAATCCTAGCGCCAATGGCTCGTGAAGCAATCACTAAATTAGAAACTAACCTTTCGACTTATATGCTTGCAAACGGCAACCTTTCTTACGGTACTGTTGGTACGGTGGCTGATGCATGGTCAGATGTTCAGCGTACAGGTGCATTAATGCAATCTGTTGGCGTTCCTAGTGATTCCCCATGGAATTACGTTATGAACCCATTTACTGCTGGTGGTTTGGCTGATGCTCAAACTGGTTTGACTGCGGCTGATGGTTTAGTTCGTACAGCTTGGGATTCTGCACAGATCAATCGTGACTTTGGTGGTATGCGTGCAATGACTTCTAGCTCATTGTCTACCTACACTACTGGGGCTGGTGCGGATCGTGTAGGTAGCTTAAGTGCTAACCCTGATGTAACTTACGTTACCCATAAAGACACCATGCAGCAAACTTTAGCAATCACAGGTATGGATGCAGCGTTACCAATTAAAGCTGGCGATGTGATCGAAATCACAGGTCGTAATCGAGTTAATCTTGATAATGGTATTGTGGTATTTGATCAAGCTGGTGCAGCTGTTCCTTTCCGTGCTACCGTTGTTGCTGATGTTACATTGTCAGGCGGCGCTGGTAATATCGTAATTAGTGGCCCGGCTATATTTGAAGCTAACGGCCAGTATAATACTGTTGATACAGCCCCAATTTCTGGTGATGTTGTTACAGTTCTTGGTGCGGCTTCTACAGTTTACCAGCCTAATATGTTCTTCCATGAGCAAGCGTTTGGTCTTGGTACTGTCAAGCTTCCTAAGTTGTTCTCTACTGATACAGTAGCGACTACTAACGATGGCTTCTCGTTGCGTGTATCACGTTACGCAGATGGTGATGCGAATACTCAGAAAGTACGTTTCGATATACTTCCTGCGTTCGCTACCTTTAATCCGTTCTTCGCGGGTTCTGGTTGGGGTTCTTAATCCTTGCGGGGGTGTAAAAGCCCCCTTTTTTTATTAGAGGTTATTATGACTACATGGTTAAAGCCCTCGGGCAGCACAATCGAATTAAACGACACTAAAGAAACTATCGAAAAAGCGTTATCTTTAGGATGGGAAAAGAAACAGGCAGCCAAACCAAAGAAACAAGATAAGGTTATAAAGCATGACCGAAACAGCAAGTGATGTCATACTTGATGCTCTAAAAGAGATAGTTGCTATACCTTCTGAGGCTGCCGTAGGCGCTTACGAGGCACAGGTAGGCATCTTTTATCTAAACGCTATGATGCAAGACTTTGCTATTAATGGCATTAATGTCGGTTATACGATTATCGATAGCTTGGGTGATGCAATAACCGTTCCTGATGGCGCATTAGAGCCTATGGTAAAAAATCTTGCCATTGAAATATCCCCAGCATTTAAAGAATCACTTACTAGCCCTGATTTATTCGAGCAAGCTCAAGACGGACTTAATACACTATTACAAATATCAATCCCCACTATCGCAAACTCTGCTTATCCTTCGACACTTCCAATGGGATCTGGTAATGATTACGGTATATGGGGCAACACGTTCTATGATGGGCTGCCAAATCAAATATTAACCGAAAACAACGGCTATATAGCTCCGGAAGATGCAGATGCAGGCTAAAGAAGTCATTACAAGGGCATTTGCTGAGGTTACTCAGTCTAAGGCACCTATTCAAGATGTAGAGCTTAGTGACGGCCTACGGTATCTCAATCGTATGATGGCTCGACCTGAATTTATAGCTCTTGGTTATACGTCTTTGACTAGTATTGACGATCAAATGACAGTAGCTAATGGGGTAATATTGGGAATGGTAAAAAACCTTGCGCTTACATTATGGCCTCAATATTCAACCACTCCAGTAAATCCGTTGATTAAATTTTCAGCTAATAGATCGTTTGGCACAATGCTTGCGCAAGCAATCACCATTATTCAGCCTGCACAGTTCCCCTCTACCACTCCAATTGGTTCGGGGAATTATGATGGGCGCTATACCGATCCCTTCTATTCAAATTCAGAAGGCACAAGTACATACATAGGCACAGAAAATGACTAATAACACGGTTAAGGGTACAAAGAAAAGCGCGTTTACTGGGTCTACTACAATTCCTAGTGGTTCATATTTAGATTTTGTTGTTAATGGTCAAAACTTACGCATTCTAGATACTGACTTCTACGCTGCACTGGCGGTTACAGGCTCCATTATCCAAGAGGGGGACCCAAGCGGAACCCCTGTGTTGGATGTTCAGGGGTCGGTCAACGCTATCCGTAATATTGTAGGCGGCTTTGGTATTACTGCTGCTATTGATGCCTATAATGGGATCACTTTATCTACTAGCTCTACTTTTGACCAAACAGGCGCAACTTTGGTTGATGATATAGCGGCTTCTTCCCCAGTATGGCGTAGTATTGTTGGCGGTACAGGGATGACCGTTACAGGCGCAACAAGCACAATTACGTTGGATGCAGCTATTGCCAGTCAAGTGGTTATTGTTACCGCAGGCTCACAATTAATAGGATCGCTAGATTCAGCCAAGCAATATATTATTGATGGTATTATTGATATGACTGGGCTAGGTACTATAACTGTGCCTGCGGGCGGCCTTAGCATTAGAGGGCATGACTTTAATATCTCTAAGTTAACCTCGTCTACCGCTAGCCATGTAATGTTTACAGGTACGGGCGGGATGAATATTATTGATGTTGGGCTAAGTGTTACGGGTGCGGGGTCAAGTATATATAGTTTAGTTGGCGCAACGGGCAATGAGGCTATCGAGCTAACTAGAGTAAACTATAACGATTGTATCTCTCTTGGGGAAATTGATGGCTATAGGCAAGGTTTAGAGACTGATACGGGTCGCTTTGGCGGAAACCCATCGCTTACGCTATCTGGTGTATGGTCGGGCTTTAGGGTTACTACATCAATCGTCAGGTCGTTAGATAACGCGGTAGCCACACCTTTATTTAAAAATGGCACATCACTAACCTTTAGTGGTAGATTCTTATCAGATATTAACGCGGATTTAGGCACTTTGGCAGCATTTACGGATTTTGTTGCGGCTAACTTTACTAACCCCTCCAGTTTTGCTTTAAGAAACTGCTTGATTAAGCGTAACGGCGTTTCTAATGCTGATGATTCGACAATTAACACGGGGATTTTATCTACTGCGCTGCAGTGTGATTGGACAGGCAACCAAGGAATACATAACACTTTTGAAGGTGGAAGAATAGATATCTCAACATCAGCGGCAACAGCATTAAGTGGTGAAAGTGTTGGCGTATTTATTGATCTTGCTGGCACTTATACGGCAAGCGATTTGCAGCATTTTGATTCCCCCTCTAACGGCCAATTACGGCACTTAGGGATTGATCCTAGAGAATATGATTTCTTTGGCGATATGGTTATAGAGGGGACGGCAGGAGATGTTATTTCTGTGAAGGTTGTCAAGTGGGATGATTCTGCCTCTGGGTTTGTAGACCTAATGACGCAAACCAGAGAAGTGAACAACTTTACAGGCTCTAATGATGCGGCTTTCTTTAGTTTGCATAACAATAACCTGCTAGACCAGAATGACTACCTTAAATTGCAGGTAGCCAATACGACAGCAGCAAGGGATGTTACTGCAAGGCTGGACGACTATTTTATAATCGAGGCCAGATAATGCGAACTACGCTACCAATAGCGGCAGGCTTCTACACTTCTGACGCATTACCTTTAAGCGCCCAAAGAGCGGTTAATTGGCGACCTTCTGTACCACAGACCGCTACTATCACCGATGCCAATCTATTCAGCACAGAGGGTATTGTGGGGCTTATTACGGGTAGTGTACTTGATGAGTGTAGAGGCGCACACGTTTTAGCTGGCATTCCTTATTTCGTTATTTCAAACGCCCTGTATAGACTAGATAGAACTATTGTTGGCGGTACAGATGTTTTTGCAACAGTTTTGCTAGGCGCTATTGTTGGTAATGATCGCGTTTATATGGCAGATAACGGAACCCAACTATGTATTGTTGCGGTTCCTGATACTGTAACGGCTGGGAAAAGCTATATATTTACTGCTAGCCCCGATACGTTAACCGAGATAACGGATGTTAACTTTGACGGGCCTGCTTCTAGCGTTAAGTACATTAATGGTTATTTTCAATTCCATAAGTCAGACGGCAAGAAGTTTTTTAACTCGCCCCTTAATAATGGGCTAACTGGTTATGACCCCTTAGATTTTAATGTTGCCGAGGCTGACCCCGATCAAATACGCGGCTTGGGAGTGCTAAACAACCAGCTATATGTTTTTGGCTCTGAGACGACTCAGATCTTTAGAGACATTGGTCGAGCGCCCTCTCCATTCTCTCCCGTTGTCGGGGCAACTATTGATATAGGTCTTTTTTCTCCGCAAACAGTAGTTAAGTTTGGCGGCGGGCTTGCTTTTGTTGGTGGTGGTGTTGATGAGTCTCCGGCTGTCTGGCTGGTTTCAAGCGGTCAAAAGAGAAAGTTATCTACCATTGCTATAGAAAACGAACTCTCAAAACTTACAATTGAGCAGATTGAAGGTCAAGTTTTTTCATGGGTTTATGCTGAGTCTGGTGCTTACATGCTAGGTATTGCAACTCCTAACACTTGTTATGTTTACGATATTATTAACGATAGATGGCATGAGCGGCAATCGATTGATGGCTCTTCTCTTGAAGCTTACAGGGTTTCGCATATAGTGACAGCGTACGGACGTACAATAGTCGGCGATACAATTACTGGTAATATTGGCGAGCTAAGCGAAGATGAGCCATTAGAGTACGGGATACTTACACCAAGACTAATCACTTCTAGACCGTTCGATAATTCTGGAAACTCTGTAAATGTTGCCTCCATTGAGGCTGTTATCGAGTCTGGGGTAGGATTATCGAACGATACCCAAATACAGACAGGCATAAGCGCGTCTGGCCAACCAGTTTATGCTACAGGCGGATCAGATCCACAGATAACACTTTCTTGGTCGGATGATGGCGCTAGGACTTATGATGGTTTTATTTCTCGATCAATGGGAAAGATAGGCGAGCACATGCACCGCCCTATGTGGAATAGGCTTGGTAGGTTCGCACGTCAAAGAGTGTTACAATTCGAGGTAACAAGCCCTACAAAAGCGACACTAATTAAAGTTGAAGCGGATATAGGCTAATGACTGAAAATATACAGGCTCCATTGTTATCGGATAGGATTATTGAGGATGGATTCGCTAATATCCAGTTTTATACTTGGATGGATCAAATCACGGAAGCGGTAAAACCTCCTTTGGTTGGGTCAGGAAGTCCAGAGGGTGTAGTTATTGCAACAGTGGGTCGTTGGTATGTTGACACTGATAGTTCAGGTACTGGGATTTATTTAAAGAATACAGGCGAGGGTGATACTGGATGGGTAGCAAGATCATAGTTAAGCGTCTTTATGACTACGAGATAGTATTAGGCACCATGGATGCTATGTGGGACACCATCGCAGAAACTGGGGTTGAAAGATATACGCCTGATTTAATTAATGATATATGGCTTGGCCTTTTTCTCGAGGGTAAATATTTGGGCATGTATTGCTTTAAATCATTAACTAGTATCATGTATGAAGGTCATGTTTTTATGCTTCCAGAAGAGCGCAAAAACTCTCTAGATGGTGGTTATGCTGTAATGGCATGGCTTAAAGAAAATACAAATTTTAATAAGATAGTCGTAAATATAGCCGAATGCTTCCCTAACGTAATCGAATTTGTAAAAAAGATTGGAATGAAAGAAGAGGGTTACAGTTCAGGATGCTTTCTCAGAGGGGAAGTTTTCGGTATTTACCGTTACGGTATAACTAGAGGCGAAATGAAATGATCGGTACAGCGGTTGTTGGGTTGGGTCTTGCGCTTAAAGGTCAGCAGGACAACAAGAAAGCACAGCAAAACGCGGCTAACGAGCAGCGGCAAGGCGCTATACAATCTGCTAATTTGCTCGACAAGGCCGGAAGGTCTGCCGAAGCTGATATATTGCGTCAAAGCGCATTAGCCGCTGAAACTTCACAGCTCGGGGCTACTGAGGCTGCGGCACAGTTAGAGCCGTTTGCAGATTTGCAGGCAGTACAGAGAGCGCAAGAAGAGTTTATAGGTAATTTACCTGTAAGCGGCGCAATTGCTGATTCTATTCGACAAGCGTCTACCGATTTTATTAGAACGCGTCCAGAGATTTTTAATTTATCGCCTATCGTTAGTCGAGAAGTTGATAGGCAGGGTGATTTATCTGTAAGCGCAGCAAGTCCTCAGTTTAGACAAAATCTATTAGCGGCAGGACAACAAGGCTTAGCCGCTACCTCGGATGTAGCGAGAATAAAAAGCGCTGGACTACAGAGGTTATCTGATTTGGAGGGTGGCGCAGCATCGCAAAGGGCTGGCGCATTGGTTGGCGCTAATCCCCAGTTATCACAACTATCTGCAAGCGCAAATGAAGCCAGATTATTATCTGGCGTTGCTGGACAAAGGGCGCAAACACAAGGACTGGAAACTTTAGCGGGTCTTGCTGGGCAATTTTCACCACAGATAAAAAAATCTTTTAGTGCAGGCGATGATTTTGGTTTTAATAAAGGTCAAGACCCTTTTGATACAGGTAATTTTTCATGAGCTTATTTAGCAAATTAACAGGCGACTTTGTTACTGAGAAATCTATAGCTGCAGATAGAAGTAAAGGTTTAACGGCGGCGCTGATAGGATCAACAGATGAAAACGGAAACCCAGTTTCCGGCGGCTTTGAGAGTATCGACCAGTTAATAGCGGCAAGAACTCCCGAAGCTTTAGGTATTCTTCAGCAGGGATCAGATAAACAACTGGCATTAAGTCGGCAGGCTACGCAAGCGGCTCTCGATCCGCTACAGCGGGTAGATGATCTACGTGGATTTAATGAGCAGCAAGCTATTTTAGGCTTGCAGGGGCAAGAAGCTCAAGAG